AAAAAGAGGCTACGATGCTACAAAGCAAATAGATGAAGATTTGCAAAAAGTAATTGATATATCTGTGGAATCAGAAATTAATATACAAAATGAATTACGCAGGAATGCCCTGCACTTACTTAAATTAAAAACAAAATAATGAACTCTAAATTGCTAAGAGAAAAGCGGGCTTCCGATTATGCTATAATGGAAGACTTGCAGAAGAGAGCAGCTGGCGAAGGACGTCTTATGAGTGCCGATGAATTGGCACAATGGGATGCAGCAGATGCTAACTTTAAAAATTATACAGACCAAATTTCACGAGTTGAAAGATGGAATGAGATTAACACAGAGGAGAGAGGTGTTAATGCAGTTGAGCAGACAATTAATAATTTGCCAAGAGATGCAAGGGAGATTGTAAAGTCACCAGAGTATCACACAGCATTTATGAAAGCTCTTGCAAAGCGTGACTTGACAAGCAATGAGCAATCAATGCTTAGAGAGATGCGTGGAACTGCAACGATTACAACTGCTGAAACTGGATTAGCTGGTGGTTATGTCATTCCTTACCAATTCTCTTATGAGTTGGAAAAGACAATGGCATACTACGGCCCAATGCTTAATGTATCTCGTATCATAACTACTCCACAGGCAGGTACACTGTACTGGCCAAAGGTAAATGATACTGCTGTTGCAGGTTCATGGCACACTGAAGGTGGTGCGGTTACTGTACAGGACATGACCTTTACAAGAGAGACTTTCTCAGCTCACGTTTTAAACACACTTGTAAAAGTGTCTGTTGAATGGGCAAATGATGAGTTTGGTCTATTAAACACTGAATTACCAATTATGTTAGGTGAGCGTTTAGGTCGTGGCTTAAACACTGCATTTACAACTGGTGATGGTTCTGGTAAACCAACAGGATTCAGAGACGTAGCACCTTCTGGTGTTGAATCTGCTACTACCGGTGCATTTACTGCTGCTAACTTGGTTGAGCTTGTTCACTCTGTTGACATTGCTTACCGTAACTCACCATCTGCTGCGTTTATGATGCATGACCAGATTTTGAGTGCAGTTAGAAAGTTAAACTTGGACACTAACAACACTACTTTGTTCCAACCATCTCTTAGAGAAGGTACACCAGATAGATTATTAGGTTATAATTTCTTTATAAACAATGATCTTCCATCTGTACAGGCTGCCGATGCAAAGATAATCTTCTTTGGAGATTGGTCTAAGTACATCATTCGCCAGGTAGCTAACAATGTCCTTGTGCCATTGCGTGAAAGGTTTATGGATGAGATGGAGTTAGGCTTCTTAATGTACACTCGTTTTGATGGTAAATTAATTCAGACAGCGGCAATTAAGCACTTGAAGAATCTGTAAATAATAGGGGATAGTAAAGGGATGGGTAGTAATATCCATCCCTACTTAAAAATAAAAAGATGGCTTGGAAAGTAACAACGGCACCTGCTAAAGAAGTTTGGACATTAAATGAAGTTAAGAATTATCTGAAAGTAGATACTTCTGCCGATGATACTTTAATTACTACTTTATTGCAGTCAGCTCGTGAAGTTGCAGAACGTTATCTAAATCAAGCGTTAATTACACAAACAATAACAGAGAAGTTAGATAGGCTTAATAACCCTACTATTTATTTATCTGTTTCTCCAGTAATTGCCGTTAGTTTATTTCAATATAACGATGGAGTTAACAGCGTACAAACTTACAATGCTGCTAATTATGTTGTAGATACTTTTTTAAAGCCTGGAAGATTAGCTTTAGCATACGGTTCTACATGGCCGACATTGTATGGCAATATTAATGATGTAACAATTACATACACGGCAGGATATAGCACAGAGCCATCTGGTGTGCCAATGCAGATAAGACAGGCTGTATTAATGATGATAGCAGATGGTTACGATAATAGAGAAGATTATATTAAGAAATTACCTACGGCATCGGAGTATTTACTTGATCAATATCGCGTACAATTATTCTAATGAGATACAACAAGAAAGAAGAAATAGGAAAGTTAAGAGAGAGAATAATAGTACAGAGTGTTTCTCGTGCTATTGGTACTACTGGTTTTGGAACAGAGACGTGGAGTAATTTTGCCGAGGTGTGGGCAATAGTAGATTATAAAGGAATAAACAAGGAGGAGGTAGAAGGTGGCAAGATAACAGCATTAAGCCAGGTTAGAGTTACCTGTCGAAATAGGACAGACATAAACGAGCAACAAAGAATTATCTGGATGGACAAATACTACCAAATAGAGAATCTCCAGATAAGTGAAGACAATATGTATTTGCATTTATTTTGTTCATTTGCTCAAAACTATGTGTAATGTTTATATCACAAGCAAAGTTAAATAGGCTAAAAAGATTGGAAGGCAAGACTAATAAAAAAGGTCAGCCTTTAGCTATATCTAATTTTGCAAATAGTGTTATTGAACTTGACAATATTATGCAGCAAATTACAATAACTAAAAGAAAAGAAATAACAAAAGCAGCAGAGCCCATTGCACTTGCTGCTTATAGAAATCATGTTGAAATATCTACTAAACCACATAAATTTTATGTAAAAGGTAAAGGTTTAAAGTATAATATAATGCCTGGTAATTTACGTCGCTCAATACAAATAGTAAGTGATGTAAAAAACTTTAAATATTTAACTTCTGCTATTGGCCCATTGTATAAAGATGCTGGTAGTGGAGTTACATTAAGTAGTGAGGCTAAAGCAGATGGCTTTTATGCTCACATGATTTATGGCAGTACAAAAGCATGGGTAAAAAGAGTTAAAAACCTTGCAGAAAGAGCAAGTCAAATGGCAGTAATAAATAAAATGTCTGGTGAAGCTCTTAAAATGGCAAAACAATATCCTCGTAAATTTTGGGAGTTATGATAGGTAAAGTAATATACGGGAGATTGACAACTGATGCAGCAGTAACTGGTATTTGTGGATTAAATATCTTTCCAGACATTGCTCCACAGAATGTTCAATATCCTTTTATGGTTTATACTGTTGTAAATTCTTTGCCAGTTGATTACAAAGATGGACAAAGTAACTTAGAAGAAATCAATGTGCAGATAGATGTATATACTAACAATTACGAAACTACACAGACACTTGCAAACAATGTGCGCAATAGGTTGGATAGATTTGTAGGAACGGTAAATGGCGTTGCTGTACAAACATTAAAATATATGAGCTCTGATAGTCAAGTGTATAATGCTGATTTAAATGTTTACTGGATGAGTGTTGATTTTATGGCAAAAATGAAACGATGAAACTAAGATTATTAAAAGAATGGAATGGAAAGGCACCAGGTAAAGTAGGTGTGTTTTTATCTGAATATGGTGAGCAAATGATAAAGGATGGCATTGCAGAACTACTTGATGAAGACTTTGTTGTTGAACAAATGCCACAGAAAGAGGAGACTAAGCAAGATCCAGTCTATATTCCTATTCCAGTGCCTAACTCATATTTTAATGACGAAGAGCAAGAAGAAAAAATTAATAAACCAAAAAATAAATAAACATGGCAACTACTGGCATAATTAATGGTACGTTGATGCGACTATACAAAGATAGCACTGCTATTGGATACGCAACATCTTGCCAAATGAACATCTCCGCAGCCATGCGTGAAATCTTAACAAAGGATTCAGCAGCTGGAGGATGGAGGGAAGTAAAGAAAGGTCAACTCTCTGGCACATTGTCAACAGAGGCATTGTATGCAGGCCCTGGTGATTCTTCCACCAATTACTTATTTGATGATCTCTTTACCGACTTAATATCGGGCACAGCATTAACTATTAAATTTACTACTGACGTACAAGGTGACAATGTGTTTACAATGTCTGCTATATGTACATCATTAGATTTAAACGCAGGTGTAGAAGAGAATACAAGCTATTCAGCATCCTTTGAGGTGACTGGTGCAATAGTGAAGACAACTAAAGCATAATTAAAATACCTAACATGAAAACAATTATAATTGCCAATACGACTATTCCGATTAAATTTGGAATGTTCGTGTTAGGTACATTTCTAAGGGAGAGGAAACTTAAATTAAGTGACCTTTCCCTTTTAGGAGAAGATCTCTTACTTGCTCTTGAACTTGCCTTCTCCGGTGTTGAACATGGTTACAAAGCCAAAGGGGAGAAATGCCCTTATACTTTGCAATCCTTTTGCGACTTGGTAGATACAGACATGGGAGGAATATCTCGCATTATGGAAATGATTTCAAATGAGATTTCACCTCCAGAAGATGAGAGCCAAAAAAACGTAGTGGCGAAGGAGGAGAGCTCACACTTGAATACATCGAACGCTTTTGTTTCGGAGTTTTAAGATTTCCCCCTTCGCAATACAATGAAATGAGTTTTAGAGATGTTGTTATGGCTATGCAAGGTTATAACAATTTCTTTGAACAACAGGAGCAAACAGAATGGGAACGAATTAGATGGCAGACAACTTTGCTTTTAAATGTTCATACAGCAAAAGGTAAAAGTTTAAAGCCAAAAGATTTAATAGAATTTCCATGGGAAAATCCTACAAAAAAAGAAACTAATAGAAGTTTGACAAATAATGACAAAACAATATTTGACAAATGGGATAAAGAAGGATAATGGCAATAGGTAAACTACTTTTAAAACTTGGCATTGATACCACTAATCTTGACAAAGAATTAGGTAAGGTAGAAAAGTCTATGACAAAGTTTGGACAAAATATGTCTAACCTTGGCTCTACCTTAACCCAGTCATTGACATTGCCTATTATCGGTGTAGGTGCCGCAGCTTTAAAATCATTTGCAGACATGGAGAAACTGCAAAATGGTTTAATTGCTATTATGGGAAGTAGTGAAGGGGCAGCAGTAGAATTAGAAAAACTTAGAAAAGTTGCCGAGAATCCTGGTCTTGCTCTTCCCGAAGTTGTTAAGGCCTCTGCCTCTTTGCAAAGTGTAGGTATGAATGCCGATGCAGCAAGGGAAACTATTACCCAGTTTGGTAATGCAGTAGCAAGGGCAGGAGGTGGTGCAGAACAATTTGATGGAGTAGTATTGGCACTATCACAGATAAGCGCAGTTGGTAAAGTTACACAGGAGGATCTTAATCAGATTAAAGAAAGGTTGCCAGAGTTTGCAAGAGTGATGAAAGAGGAGTTTGGTGTAGTTACTGCTGAAGGAATTAGAGAGTTGGGAATAAGTAGCGAAGAATTTATAAAAAGGTCTGTTGGTGCTTTAGGTAATTTGGAAAGAGCCAATGGAGGATTGGCTAATACCTTTGATAATTTAAAAGATAATGTAGGTGCATCATTAGCAGAGTTAGGTAAAGCAATAAATGAAACATTAAATTTAGAGGCAGTTGTAGCTACATTTAGCGCAGGATTACAAAGATTAGTTGATGGTTTTAAATCACTTAATCCAGAGACGCAAGGCTTTATAGTAAAAGCTGGTTTAATTATAGCAGCAATCGGCCCAGCTATATTTATAGTAGGTAAATTAATTACAACGTTTGGCGCTCTTGCTGGAACAATAAGATTAATAAGAACAACTATTATTTTAATGAGTACTGCTATATCTTCGGCTTTTGCATCTATTCTTGCTAATCCTGTTATTCTTGCCGTTGTAACTGCGATAGCTGCCGTTGGTGCTATTGCTTTGTATGTTTATGATAATTGGAAGGCATTTAGCGATAATTTCAAAAACATTTGGATAAATATTAAAAACTCCGTCATGCAGGGAGTAACTTTTGTATTAGGCAAATTAGATAGCTTACAAAAGGCATTAGGTTTAGATTTATTTGATTTATCTGGTATGACCAAATACCAGGAAGAACAAAGAATAGTAGCTGCAGAATTTAAAACAATAGGGGAAACGGTCGATAGTCTTAAAGGCAAGTTTAAAAGTTTATTTATGGCTGCTCCTGGCAAAGCTACGGGAGGAGGTGCAACAGATGGAACAGGTGAGTTAGTTTTTGGTGATGGTGGCGCACCAACAGGAGGAGGGACAGGAGGAGTGTCAAATGCAAGTCCAGTGGCTGCAATAACTGCGGAAACTACAGGTATTACAAACATGCTTCCTACTTTAGATTTATTAGCTATAAAATTAGATACCTCTACTGCAAGTAATCAAAGATTAAAAGAAAGTACATTAGCGTTAAATGATGCTACATCTAAATTTATCCCTCCTATTCCTGCTATTGTAGCTTTTAAAACTGAAATAGAATCATTAGGATTAAAGATGAATGAATTAGGTTTAGCATCTGTAAATATTAATTCTGCAATATCATCTGGTATTGGAGTTTTAGCAAATGAGTTTGAAAAAGGAATAGGCTCATTTAATGATTTTGCTAATGCCGTTGTTAAGGGTGGTTTAAGCATTATAAAGTCATTGATACAACAAGGTGTAGCAGCTGCGGTTTCAAATACTTTAAAAGGCCCTGCTGGTACATTAGGCCCAGTCGGTGTTGCAGTTGCAGGTGCCGCTGGAGCATTGGCATCGGGATTATTTACAAGTTTAATTTCAAAGATAGGTTTACCAGCCCTTGCACAAGGTGGTCTTGCTTATGCTCCAACTATGGCTATGGTGGGAGATAACAAAAACGCAAGGGTTGATCCGGAAGTAATTGCTCCATTGTCAAAGTTAAAAGGAATGTTAGATGGTGGCGGTTCTCCATATATTTTATCTACTCGTGTCAGCGGTGCGGATTTAATAGTAATAATGGAGAAAGCAAG